CTTTATTTTGGCAAATTTCTTTAGTCCATGTGAATCAATATGGAAACTAGAGGCGGGGTAGGTCAACGATACGCCTACTTAAACGTGAGACACCCACACTAAAGGCTAAAGAAGAGAAGGAAAACTCAAGAAACCGGGTAGTTACCTAGATAACTTGTAGTTGCGTACTGCGTCAGGGGTTACCGCTCTGATGGAAGCACGGCAGATGGAAGGCTAGGAGTACGGGGTACATTAGCCTGTGGAAGCCACTCTCCCAAAAGGACTTGATGGACGAAGCAGGTATTAGTGTGCTGTCGGAAACTAGAGACCCCAACGCGTGTGGAAGTTATGACAGACCTACTAGATGGAGTTCTGACCCATGAAAGGATGTGACTGCTGGAAAGACAGCTTCCCCAAAAATAAATTTATGCAGACACCAGATATCACAATACAACACAAAATGACTAGCCACACAATGAACAACACTTTCCCCAACGAAATCTGGAACTGGATCGCAATGTACGAATCGCCTTTGAACGCCGCGATTCTAGTAAGTAAGATTGGGTTAAGTAGGCACCCGCTGACGCAAGCCTACGCAGACAGAGCATACGGGCGGTACTTGTACGTGTGCCCTGTCAACAAGCGCATGAGTGAAATGCCCTGCTTGTGCAGGGAACGTAACGTGTGCAATGAGGACCACATTGTAGTGGGTACAGACGAAAATGTTAGGTTCGTGTGCCCACTACATTTACACCAAGAATGTGGTTGCCGCCGGAGTACCTACACTTTGATGAGGTACAGCGAAATCCGAAACCGCACTGACGTGAAGCAACAACTTGCGTTAAGACAGTGGGTCAGGGTTAATGCAGGTGATGTGAGTGCTAGCACCTGGTGGCGGGATGAGTTCGAGGAACACTGTGAGGAGGCGAGAGCTTGGAAGCAGAGTTTAAGGGTAAAAAACACTGCCTTCCAAGATGAAGAGGACTGGGCAGTAGATACCCTATATCGCCGTCCCTTTCACACTTTAGGGCCGAAGGGCAGCGAAAACAGTGCGGCCGCTTCCGTACCAACGGTAGCTGTAGAACCCGCTGTTGTTGCCCCGACTGAACCAGTAATAATTGACCCTGCTACTGTTTCAAACGACCCAGTGCCCAATGCAGCACCAGCTGGTACTCAACCGCAACTTGAGATACCGGTAGTACTTCCTACCGACATAGTTGCAGCCACACCAAGGAATAGTGGATATGCTGGCGAGCCGGCTCTATCGAATGAGCTATCTGGCGAACCAGTGGATGAACTGGAACCAAGTGGGTGGATGGCCTGGGAAGATGGGGACCTGGGCGGGGAGGCAGTGTACCATGCCGGTTCGATTGTACGCAGCAGCTACAAACACGAGTGGCAGGTCAACCTCCAAAGTGGGTTCAACGATAGCTTCCCAATCGGGAGCACAGTGGAGATGCAGATACGCAGCCTGGTCAACAGCCTGACACCTGTATTCACTATCAAGAGTATGTGGGGTTACGGGAACCCGTCCCCCGAGGTCGAGATACTGAAAGCAGGGTTTTACGACGAGTATACCGTCACCCAAATGACGCATATAAGTAAAACCATGCTAATACCCGTTGCAAGGGAGACGATTGGCTACAATGTGCCCTTCGGCCTTAGCGTGTACAACAGGACTATGCCATACAATTCCGTCAGTAGCATAACACCAACCTCCGATCTGTACGCACAAATACGAGAAAGGAAGGTTGCAGATGCTTTCAACCGCATGATACTAACGACAGCCCAACAAGGAAATAATCACCTAGCTTTGGGAGCTACGATGTACATGCGGCTGGTGGCAGTACGAATAGCGGCAGAGCAAGGTGCCACACCGTACGTGGAAATCGAAGCGGCAGGGTACAACAAATTCCTGGCTAGTGTGGGTACGTCGGAAGATGTGCTGGTAGAAACAGCCAGGACCTACGCTGAGAAGACACCGCTAAATGTGGTAACAATGCCAAACAATGCCATTGAGAATGAAGAACACTACATGTATTACTTAGCTGGCAACGGGCGAGCCAGGATTTCTTGGCAGAAGGAAGTTGGAAGTGAGGTCAAGGAGCTTTACTCCTGTATTGATGCATATGTACCGGAGCAGAGATTCATTCTCACACCGATCAAGAATAGGAGGCGACTACAACCGATGAGCCCCAATGAGAAGCTTAGGCTGCACATGGACACCTACTTACTTGAGACAATAGTGGCCAAGTACCTAACCACACATAACCTGTGGCAAGAGTTTCCGTTAATGCGGGCATTCGCGTGGTGTTTATTGGCTCACCCGGCGTCGGCTGTGAACTTGAAATTTCCAGCCCCAATGCACGCAGCCGAGTTACAGCTGAACCTGTGGCCGAATACAACTGCGAGCCATGTAAACAGAGTGTTGGGTGATGTCGACAACTACACATCTTTACACGCCACAGTCGTGTGCTCAGCACGGTGTGCTGAAGAGGTCATGACCGATGCAATCGTTTCAACGACTGCTGCCGTAGGTGTACCTTTCAACCACCCAGCGTACAGAGCCACAGTGGAACAAGAACTTGGCCGACACCTGTACAACGGGTATGCCCATATGATCCAACCTGTGCTAGAAAAACTACTGAGGGATAAGTTTCCTGAGTTGACACAGTTCTTGAGCGACTCAGTGCTGGCACTACAACAGTGCACTGCAGGAAGAGATCTAGATAAGAAGCTGTTCAAAGCGACCAGCTACTTAGCTTTAGGGGAGGTACCCGAAGGAGAAGGTTGGCAAGTGGTATTTCACGAGAGTACAAGAAGGAATGTTGCTTCTGCACGCAGGATGACCTCGCGACAAGCACTAGTCATTAATTGGCTTACGGAGAAATCGCTTGAAGTTAAGCCGAGTACAGTGACCTACCTTCAACATGAGAGCGAGCCCCTCGATGATTCACTGGTCGTGCCTACTTGGGTAGGGCAACCAGGTAAAACAAAACTGAACAACCTCCAAGGTGCACCACAACTGTGGGACTACTGGACATCAGGTGTGCTAGGAATGGTACCCAGGCGCAAGCAAGCACTACCCCATACCAGTAGCTTCGGAGGTGACAGAATAGCAGCGGCTTTCGCCAAATTGGTAGCTAGAGCAGAAGCCCACTTAGAAGAAGTGGGCAAGGCAAAGTCGGACGGTGAAGAAGATGAAGAAGACATCTTCGAGCCAGACGATGCTGGCTCCATTAAGGAGGACGTAGACCCAGACGATATCATCTACGACCAAGGAGAACCGACTGGAGCAGAACCGGTTATGTCAGGAGGAAACGGATCTGGACCTGCTGAGGCAGATGAAGGTGACAAGAAACCACCAACAACAGATGACAAGCCTGACGAGCCACAATCGGTTGAACGCGGGTTTCAACCAGTGCAGAAGAAATGTCGGGTCATCACAAGGAACACAATGGTGATGGCAAATGCTGGGCTCTATGGTGCTAAAATACCATCAGGGAAAAAGAGCAGCTGTTCAAAGTCTACGGCGATTAGGAAGAAGAAGACCAAAAAACATACAACCGCAGAACCAGAGGTTGGAACGGATGACGAGTCTTGGTACAAACCGAACAGGGCACGAGGTGCGATTGGGGATGACGGACCACAGTCTAAGGAAAGGCATCTTAGCTTGCTCACTAAATGGAAGTTGAGTAAGGAGGAAGTCAAAGAATTAGATGCGTACTACCCACGAGGAGCAGACGCTGCCTTGAAAAGAGCCCCGTACACTGCGGCAAACCTATGGAATAAGCGCAGAGTACTGTGCCGAGACAGCGCGAGGATACAAGACATGGAGGTAGCATACGCTAATGCTGCTTATGGGAAGAACGCATGGTTGGTAACGTTAGGGCTGTACATCATATCGCACACACTGTCCGATGGAGCCTGGAAACTCCTGAAAGAACAAGGCATTCTAGTCACGAGCTACGAGCACTGGAATAGCAAGTGGGCTTCATTCAACGACATCATCCGGAATCAGTGGGCAGAGGGAACATTCCCGCACACGAACGAGGACCTGCCACAAATGCTGTACTTGGCTAATATGGTAGGACGGCCACACCGGGAGGTAGATTGGGATGATGAGGTACAGAAAAGGACTCGAGTCCTCTCTGAAATTAAAGTGCCCTCAGCGCAAGGGATGCGTGAGCTAACGATAGGTGAGCTCGAAACTGAGATTATGGCAACGCTCCTAGCTGAAGGAACCCTTAAGGTTAAGAAGGTCCAAACGTTCGAGCAGTTCTACAAAGCACGAGCTAATTGGATGATCAAAGGATCAGCCTCGGGTGAGAGAACTGTGATAGCTGAGTACCACGACGTACTCAAAGAGTTGAAAGAGCTGGGCGTGGCGATAAGGCCTCGAGCAGCTAAGACAGACGTGGCGGAATATGTGACGTACCAAGAAATCTTGGATGTACTAGACGATATAGCAGTGCATCTAGCAAAAGCACACACCAAAGGGAACGAACATGGCAAACTACGAGCCATATACGGGTCATTATACACGCACTACGTGCTTGGGAGTTTCTGGAGTTTATACCTCGAGGACACGGTACAGCTACGATCTGCCAGCATGAATAAGGACAATAGTGTCCTACTCGAAGAAAGTATGGCGAGGAGTACGAGCTGCAAAAACGGACGTTGGATAGTCTGCTTAGACTATGCGGATTTCAACGCACAGCACACTGGTGCAGCACAGGAATGTGTGCTGAACACCATATACAAATGGGCTTGCCTCAAAGGCTTCACACCGACAGGGGAATTCTCGAAGATACACGAGTGGTACAGTTCTAGCTTCCGCAACCAATGGTTCCAGAGACCGGACAACCACAAATGGGTTAAGGCACTTTCTGGAATGTTCTCAGGAGTACGCCAAACAACGTTGTTTAACACGGTACTGAACCTAACTTACCACCGTATCGCACTTAAAACTTGCTACGAGATGGGGAGTATGGTAAGATGTCCAGCGGCATACGTCCTAGGAGATGATGGGTGGGTCGAATTCTACACCGAGGAAGAAGCACGTCAGTACCTAGCGGCTGCTAAACTTGGTGGTATGGAGATTAATGCTCTGAAGCAACTTCTAAGCAAAGGTCGAGGTGAGTACCTTAGGCTCATATACGACAAGGACGGGAAGGTCAGGGGATGCCCAGTAAGGTCGTTAGCAAGCTTCGTGCATGGCAACGTGGAAACGAACACAGCTTCGATGGGCCAGCAAAGGATCGCAGAAATGTACTCGCAAGCATGTATGCTAACGCGACGCGGACTTGATAGAAGTACATGGCAGAACATATTCGAAGACTTGGCTGTGTACGAGATCGGTTACATAGGACAAGTTTCGAGAGGACAATGCCTAACGTACCTGTATGGAACTAAACAAACAGGTGCGTTGGGACTAATGCCAATATACCGGACGAAGTACATCGGGAAGATACCCAGTGAAACGGTAGAAGAGGAGGCTACGACCATCAGTGCGGCAGACCAACTAGCAGCACTAATGCTCAAAGAGAAGTTGGCAAATCACTTCAAAGCGTCGAAAGACTTTGCCACTCTGATGGAAGAAGAGTATGATGTGGTGTGGAAATACGAAGGGAAGAAACACGCCACTGCTCTAATAGCAGCCCAAAACTTAACAGACGGGTCACAGAAAAAAGAATCCGCACACGAGCAGCTGCTAGCCAAGGTACTACTGGCCAAAATAGACAGACAAGAGTGGGCACGTGCCATGGACTGGGACTTCAACATAGGCGGGCCTTCGATAGGACCAACAAACATAGAAAAACAGTATCGTAAACAACGGCTAGCAGAGGAAAGAATTATATCACTGGTCACAAAGATATCGAGCGTAGCCCATTACATCACTGATGAAAGTAAAACGAGGGTTATACGAGCCATATCTGCTAAGCTGGACGTACCGTTAGCCGCAGTAAAAGCCGCCTTCAAATCATCAGGCGCGATGAAAGAGACGATGGTAGATTACATACCTAAACCGGACATGGTACCGGAGATGGAAGGAATCTACACACAATGGCTAGTGATCAACAAAGACACTAACCGCACAACAGCCATCCCTAGATGGATTAGACAATACAGCAGTGAACTGCAGTACTAGAATGTTGTGGAAAACCTGAAACACGCAGTATCAGGTTACATGGGAGACTAGGGTGAAGCCCATAAAATATGGTGGAGACACTATAAGAG